GCGATTCTGCTGTTGTAGGCGACATCCGGCTCTGGGATGACGCCGATCATTTGGAGCGCCTGCGGAGGCGGAGGGAACTTGCCAGCGCGGGCCAAGATCGCAAAGACTCGGCGAAGGAGCGGATTAAAAAGCTCAGTCGTGAGGCGGGCGAAGGTCGGGGAAAATTGGATGAGTTTCTCGCTGGCGCGTTCGGCGACTTCGCGGGCGGTCATCTGCTTTTGGAGTTGGGCGAACATCTGGAAGAGGTCCACATGGAAGGCTTCGTTAATCGCCTTGCGCTTGTGTTCGGCACGCTCGACGCCGATGTCGTAGCGCCCGCCGGTTCCCCACTCCTTCGGGGTGGCCTGCGGGTTGTTCGGGTCGAAATAGGTCACGCCACCAGCGCGGAGGTCTATGTCGCCATCGAACCCGGCAGGGATGAGGATCCGAGGGAACGCATGAATCTCAGCGAGCGAGTCGAGTTGTTTTTCAAGGAAGTTGAGTTGCTTGCACTCCGGGAGTGCAGTCCAGCTTGGGCTGTAGCCGTAGCACTCGGAGTTCTTCCACTTGAGGTAGCGGGTCACGAAAAACGGTTGCTCATCGAACCCGGAAGCAAGGAAGACATGCTTGCTCGCCTTGTCCACATAGACCGAGGCGTAGGGTTTGTTCTCGGCGTCTCGCTTGCCCATTTCAATCTCGCCCGGCCCACGGGGGGCGATGAGATGGACACATGCAAACTTGCGGTTGGAGTTGGGTTTCTCCAGTTCTTTCCGCATGGCGTCAGTGATGTTCTCGATGCCGAACTTGAGCGCGGCCTGCCGAGCGGTCATCTCATACTCGCGGGAGAGCGTGTCCACATAGCCTTCGTCGTCTTCGCTGATCGCGAAGCTGCCGAGGTCGAGCTTGGTGAAGTTAAGAGAATTGTTCTTCCCGGCTTCTACCAGAATCGCCGCCGTGCCGAATGCACCACGGTCGAGATAGAGTTCGTGGATTTCCGTGTAGAAATTACTGCGGGAAAGTTCGGCCTGCATGACCTCGGTGCAGCGTTTGAACCACTGCTCGACCTCGTCCTCGCTTTCCATCGCCTTCGGCGGCTCCAGACTGAACCACCGGCTTTCGAGTGGCGTCATCCAACTGAGTTGGCCATTGGCCAGAATCATGTTTGCCCGGACGGCGGTGGCGTCGAAGAGTTGTGCCTCGTCGTCTGTGGTGGGCGATGTCGTCTGCGTGAACATCGTCGCCTTCCGAGGCATCACATACTTCGCGATGTCCTCCCAGAGCGACTCCCATGTCGCCCGCTGGTGAACCATCTCAGCGTGGCGCTGGAGTACCTTTTCGGCGAGTTCGGGTTTGTTTCCAGTCATTTGGTATCAGTCAAAACAGCATTAACCAAGAGTCGAGTAGCCTGTCATCGGCGCTTGGTCAGATTCGCCTGCGAGGATCGAACGGCGCATTCCCCGGCGTTGAGTCGATTGCCTCCGAACGGCTTCTTCTGCGTCTCCCTGTACAACCTGCGCTGCCGGTGCTGGCTTATTAGCCTCGGCTTGGCGCTTCATTTCCTCGATCTGTGCATTTTGAGCAGCCAGAGCGTCTGTGCGCTGTTGCTCCATGATGGCGATTTGCTGTTGCTGCGCGGCCTGCTGGGCTGCGGCCTGCTGGGTCGCTTGTTGCTGTGCGGTCTGTTGCGCTGCGGCTTGTTGTGTAGCGGCCTGCTGCATGGATGCCTGCTCGGCCTTCGCCGCTTTATTTTCCTGCTTGCTTGGACCTTTGCGTTTACCTCCTCCAAACCATGCTAAACAGGTGGAGAGAATGGGGTTTTGTTCGTGGTCAGTGAGTCGCATCGCGTATGGAGTTTCGAGGTTTCGTAAATCCGGAGCGGGCGGTCTCGCCGACTCCATGCGATGTAGGGAAGTGTATACGGAGCAAAGTTGCAAGGATTATTTTGACTGATACCACAATATATTGTGATCAGCCAGCAGTTCTGGCACAACCTGTGGTATGCGTGAGCGGCATCGCGCCAGCGTTCCTGCGGGTCGTGGATGTCCACCGGGCGGGCCAGCATGAAGAAGTCCTCGGTGTTGATGACCACGCCATTCCATGCGGTGAGTTCGACCTCCTCGGCAAAGGATCGCGGCTGCGGGTAGCGCCGGTAGAGGTCGAGGATTTGGAGTTCCAGTTCGCGCTTCACCGGCGGACCTTTCCGAATCCCCCACCCCGGAATCCTGCCATCACTCTGGTCGGTTCATGCCGCTCGGCTTTGCGAGGAATCGCGGAGCGGTCGATCACCATGCCGCGCTTGATAGCCTGGTGCGAGAGGCTGAACGCATCGGCGAAGTGACTGCTCCAATCGTGGACCGGCACATCCTTGATGGTGACGCCATCGCGTTCCTCCTTGGAATGGTAGGCGTCGAGCGCCTCGATGCCGTCCGCGCATCCGGCCTCGTTGATGTGAATTCGCGGGAACGCATCGTTCGCGAGATTGATGCCATCCCAGACGCTGATCTGCCGAGGCACGGGAATGACGCCGGTCAGTCCGCTGCGGGCGAGCGCCTCTTGCCAGAGTCCGCCGACTTCCGCTGCGGCGTCATGCGGAATGAAGTGACCACCGTAGCCATACTGCTTGTCCTTGAGTCGTGCCGCCCAGTCCGCAGGCGTCTTGCACTCATCGGACCCGGAGAGGGATTCCAGATAGTTGATGCGGTCGCCGACCATCTGCCACACCCACACCTTCTGGTTGAGCGGAGCGCCCACATCCCATGAGGTGTAGACCGGCAGTTCCTTGAACCAGAGAATGTCGTTGGTGATGCGCTTCTCAGCGCGGGCCTTTTCGAGGGAGCGCACATAGATCGCGCCGGGGCGACCGATGGCAAATGAGCATTCGTATTCCTGCTCGTAGATATGCGCGGGAGTTCCCTTGCGGATGTCATTGAGTTCCTCATCTGGAATGATGCCGCTATCGCTCGCTTTGAGCATGAGGGAGAACCATTCCGGATTCCCGCAAGCTTCGGTCCAGAGCCTCCAGAACGCATTGCGGCCTTTCGGCGTGCCGATGAAGGTTGCCCATCCGTTGTAGTCCGAGAGGCAGGGCCGGATCACCGAATACCATGCCGCCGGGTCGATGTCCGCATACTCGTCGATCACCGCTCCATCGAGGTAAAGACCGCGCATCCGCTCGTAGCTTTCCCCGGAGTAAAGCCGGATCGTTGCGCCGTGTGGCAAGGTCGCGATGAGATCGGCCTCGTTGATCTTCACGCCGGGGAGCGGCGAGAGGAAGGTCTTGATGTATCCCCATGCGATATCCTTGGCTTGGTCGCGTGTCGGCGCGATGTAGGCGAACCGCAGCGGCGGACCCGCCCGCTCGGTGGTGAATGCCTTGTTGAGCAGGTCTTGAATGCACCCGAATGTTTTTCCGCCGCGCCGGTGAACAACCATGCACGCCCAGCGTTTGTCCCGCTCCAGATAGGAGCGAAACTGCCTGCGCGGGCGGATTTCAAATTCCGACTCAGACATCGCCGCCCATGATCACTCGGATTTTTGTTGTGCCGGTCTGCTCGACCTCGACCTTGTCGCCATAGCGTTTTGGAGCGAGCTTGCTGGCGACCCATTTGAGAGCATCCACCCGGAGCCGCCCGATCTGGGCGTCATGCGAATTGAATGCCTCGTCGAGGATCATGTCAGCGTAGGAATCAGCCTGCTTCTGCCTCGCCTGCGCGTATTGTTCGGAAAAGGCTTTGTTGTTCATTGTCCACTCGATAACGGTGGAAACAGGGAGATCGATATGCCGGCAAACGGCACGAAGCGTCTCCCCATTCGCCATGCGTTCGCAGATTTTGTCTGCGAGTTGCTGTGTGAAGGTGGTTGGACGACCCTTTTTCTTTGGCTTTGTTGCCATGATGTTAAATGGTATCAGTCAAAACTTGTCTTGACAAGATCGTCGTTCCCCCTTTTAAAATCCCCACAGCTTCGCGTGATTTCCACTTGGGTCATTTCTTCTTTTTTGGTTTTGACTTTGACTTGCCGGAAGAGGATTTCGACCGTTTCCGGGTCGTCGTCGGCAATGAGCTTGGCGTAGCGCAGTTGGTCGATGAGAGGCTTACAGCCTCCTGCATAATTGTCGGCGTCGAGGAGCGAGCATGCGCTTCGCGTAATGATGAGAGTAACGCGATTTTTGCGCGGAGTTTCTCCTTTGCAAGGGTTGACCAGTGTTTGCCGAGAAGCCGGTTGAGGCTGGGCGTGAGGTATCCCGGAAGTTGAAGAATGACTGAATGAGCCATCGGGGTTTTGCCGGTAGCCGAGTTGTCTGAGTTGTTCATACGTCCAGTTCATATTGTGTATCACTCATTTCGCGCCCTCCTTCCACTTGAATGTAGTCGCCTCAGAATGACACTCTCTCAAGAAAGCATCGAGCGTTGGTTTGTTGTCTTCCGTGAACTCGGATTCCGCCGCTTCCCGCATGATGCGGTAGTAAGCGACGATTCTGAGTCTGTGGAGCGATCCTTGCTTGACCAGCTTTCGGCATATCCACCTCAAAAGAAGGCGAACAAGTCG